ATCCTCTTCGTCGGCAGCGTCAGATGTGTATAAGAGACAGATCAATATACTGATAAGCAACCAACAAGCAAGACCAATCCAGTCTCGCTTGTTTAATTTTAATATATTTCTCATCATACATTATTATTTGTTATACACTCAGGACTACATTTCCTTTATCCCCATTTCATCCCCAATGGAGAGAAGTTCTTTGGCTCTTGCCTTGCACTTCTCTCTGTATTCTTGGAACTCATTAAACTCATTCATCTTCTCATTGGATTCCTCTTCACTCACACTTGAAGGATTCTGCATAAGCATAAGAGAGTTACTTACTATTGCTTCAACCTCGCTCTCTGAGTACTTATGTCTAATGAGGGCTGAGACTATTGCTCCATAGTTCCACACTGCAACAGGTAGGGTAATGAAGTTATCACTACCCATGCCCAACGCTATTGTCATTACAGGTCTACCAAGATGATTGGATACCTGAATATCATTTGTATTTACTTTATCCTCATTCATATTTCTTTATATTATTTAGAATGCACGTTTTTTGAAAGATATAACAGGTCTGACGGCATTAATACTCGATTTATTTTCGCTATGATTTTGACGTGCATTTACTATTCTCACGGAAGCACAATAATAAGTCGATTTACCAACTTCACTGGAGCTTGAAATATATCTCTCTGCATCTACTGGTTTAAAAACAGCATCTTGTACACCCTGCGAAAATATGGCATTTTTATTGGCAAAAGAGGTTCCTTGCTGAGTATACCAGATAAATCTTGCAAGCTCTCCAGAAGAAGGAAGATACCATTTGTGCAGTCCTACCTCTGTTTTATCCACAGAAAGAGTGTATGCAAAGCAATAAGATGCCTGTGGGTAATAGTATTGACTGTAGCTACTATTGTTTGCAAGAACAATATCTTGGATATATTTTTTTAGACATTCTAATTCACTCATTGTTGCAGTCTCCTGTGGTACAGGTTTGTTAATGCCAGAATCAGTCAATACCATGTCTCTATGAGCAATGATGGTCAATGTCTTAAACTGCCCATAGGAAATCTTATCTCCAATCTTTAAATCAACTTTGTCAAGATAGCTTTTTAGCTTATTGTAAATAGTGCTTGTTATGGTTATGAATCCAATACCACCAAATTCTGTGTCACTACTATATTCTTTGAAGCCATCATTTGCAGTATTTGAGCTGTCAAGTATAGTGCTATCATTGATATAGTTTTGAGTAACATATAGATTATTTAAGTCAGCAATATCATAAACACTTAAAGAAGGATTGTCTTTAAGTTTAATATTACCAATAGATTTACTATCCAACCCCCAAGTTAAAGAATCAAGGTCCTGCAAGGCTACTGCTATAGCATAGTCCCTGTCTCTTGGGTCTATGTAGAAGCAAATTCCTATAGGAGACTTGTCACTGTCTGACAACTTTGAGCCATAGGTAAAATCTGAGAAAAGGTAGTCCCCTAATTTTATAGGTCTGACAAAGAGGTTTACCTTCTTCTCAGACTTTAAGGTGCTGCCATCATTAAGGAGTGCAGTGACACGAATGGTTACTTGTGTGTTGCTATCCTCTGTTCCTACCTTCTTTACCTCCAACTCACCTGTACTTGCATTAATCTCAGCAAAGTCATTTTCATCAACCTCCCACTTTATTGAACGTAGGTTGTTGCCTGATGCTGGCTTGGTTGATGCCTTAAACTGAAACTTACCTGTCACACCAATGTACTCCCTTCCCTCTATAGAAATAGAAGTAATTGGAATAGAATTATAGCTTATGTAAAGACTATTGTTTTCATTGTCAATGTCACCCCATGCAGAAATGAATGCAGCTTTGTCATCAATAGTGACTGGCACAAGACTTTCAATAAAAATCTTACCCTGTAGCTTTGCACCCTTGGCTGCAAGAGATAGCAATATGGTAGTATCATCAATTCTCCAATCAATACCCTTCAATATAACATTTGTCAACTTTGCTCCTGCATCATAACAAGCCTTGACAATCTCATAGCTATCCAAGTTAGGGCAATCCTCAATGTACAAGGTTTCTATATTAGAGTAACCTGCCACTTGAAGACCACTGACTTGCAAGTTTGTATATCCGACAAGGTTGAGTTCCTTGATAGTATCAGGAAGAACTAACTTTGTAAGCATATCTGTTGGTGGAGTAGTTACACCTATAATAGGAGTATTTGTGAAGTCAATCTCCTCCAAGAGGTCAGAGGATAAGATGATACTCTTTTTCAGGTTCTTCACGTTCCTGACAATCACCTGCCTCAGCATACCCATGTTGCTGAGGTCAAAATTCGTTCCAGCCTCTTTCGTGTTTGGCTTGGATGCTGTATAGTTCATAACGAACTTTGTGAGCCTTTTTAATAAGCCCATATTGAGGTCGAACTTAAAGTCACCCAATCCCTCCAAGCCATAGATGGTGTAATTTCCATTACTACCCTTGACATAGGTTGATAACTCTGTAATAAGGTCTGCATCATCAACGTCAAAGGTCGCATCCTGTGGGTTAGAGAACTTGAATGGCATATATGAATAAGTGCCTGGTTTGATATTACGATGATCATCAAAGTTGCCTACACCCCACTGTAAGGTACAATAGATGGCTTGGTAGTGCTTGATGGCAAAGCCCCTACCGACTTCATATAAACGCAAGCGAAGGTTATTGCCAACAGACGAGCCACAATGATACTTACTGTCAAGGTATCTCTGACGCTTACCAAAGAAGTAGTCCATCACTTGCACCTTGTCACCATAAGCCTTTGTAAAGTTGTTGGTGTTTGCATAGCCGAAGGCATCTGCGTTATACAGATTCTCGCACCAACACTTCCAGAAATCCTTATACTTTGTGAGCATGTCTTGATAAGTAAGACCATTTCCTCTCATCTTGACATACATCGCTTCCACCTCGTTAGGGAAACAATTTACAATATTATCCCACAAGGCAGACAGTCTGCCATTGAATACAGGAGAGAAACCTTCTGGACAATTAGGTTTGTATGAGTTCGTTGTTTCATCATAGACCTCGCCAGCAATCTGTGCTGTCTCACCTGTTACCTGATTGTAACAGTCATTCCACTCATGGTAGTATTTGAATGATAACACACCAGAGTTATTAAAAAGAGACTGGCTGTCTGTGTCCCTCAGAAATATATCAGCTTTAGCTTCTTTTACCGTCTTTGCCATAATTATTCTTCATTCCAAGTTATTGAATCAAATGCTAAACTCATATTTTTATCCATGGAATCCATACCGATAATCCATTGACAGAAATTGAAATAGAATATCGCACTATCAAGTCTCAGGTATGTACTTGCTTCCGCCGTAAACTTCGCACGTCTGTATGCAGGATTATCCTTCTTATAGGTAGTTCCATTATAGACTACTGGAGTTTCAAGTGTTGCATAATCGCCATTCTCACGCTTGTATCTCTCAGCAAGGAGTACATTGGTAGAAACCACCCAATTATGAAAACGCTTGATTACCGCAAGCTCCTGATTGGTAGCATCTATGTTATCCGTAGTTTTCTTTGCTACACCCAGTTTATTTGATTTATTGACAGGTGACTTCTTTGGTACTCTCGCATAATAAAGTGGAATACCAGTCAGCACACTACTCTGTAATGAATCACCATCAATGCTATAGTCTCCAGCCTCCTGATTGAACATGTTGACATTCTCATCTATCTCCCATATCTGAGCCTTCATGTAATCCTTAGCAGGGAATCCAAGGAAGGACGCAGAATATTTGTTATTGATGAAATTGTATATGCTGAGGAAAGTAGGTGCAGCACTTCCACTTGTTGAGGTTCTGCGGAATCCTATCTCAGGGAATCCACTAAGTGACTTCCTGTATGTGACAGCCTTACCTAAATCTGCCTGTTCTTTCTGATAAGCAGTATAGAGAGAATCATTACCTTTAGCACAAGCAAGAAGTATCTGCTGATACATATTCATGGCATGAATATTGAAGATACCTTCTGATGAAGCAAAGTTTACCTTGTGAACCATTTCCTTCTCACCTGTTTCTACACCAATAGTAATGGAGTATAGTGTATGGTTCTCTGTCTCACCAACCAGTCCTACGATGATGTTTACAGAATCGCCATTGCCAGTTTCAAATATCTCTGCAAAGTTCTTGTATGGCAGAGGATAACCATTTGATGAGGTACCATCGGCATTAAACATGTGTGCACCTACGGTGAAAGGAGCTTGTGCCCATCCGTCAGTAGCCTTATTCCAAAGTGGATTTTCAAAGGTCGTACCATTAATGGGAACATCATCATTGTTCTTGTTGTAAGGCAAGTTGTCGATATTCCATACGATGATAGGAGATTGAGGTAACGCCTTTTTCACCTTCTCATAGGAGATAATCTCATCAGGGTTATGGATATTACCACTGCTGTTGAGAATGTCATTACGCTTGGCAAGGTTAATCTTTCCATAGTGGTCAAAGATTCCGTTGCTATCATACACATCATTAACATCTGGTGTGTCGTAAGCAAAATTATCCAAGGCTTGATAAGGGTTGATGGATTTCTCATATCCTCTTATAGAATAGAGGATGACCTGTGCCATATCTGAGCCTATGACTATATCCTTTGGAGTTCCCTGCTTCCAGTTTGCGTTAGAATAATCAAACATTCTTACACATACACCATTGATACACAGATAAGCCAAGTTCACGTCCTTCTCTGTTGCGTCACCACCACCAAGATTGTTGACCGTATGAGTAGTAGTTCCATCGATAGACAGAGAGAATTTCATTCTCTTGGTCTCAGGATAGTAAGTCATTACACTATCAGTAGAACATTTTACCTCGATTTTGTTAGCGTATATGCGGAAACCAGTTGTATCATCCATGCAATCTACAATAACTGCATTCTCATCAGAACAGATACCTGTCTCAAACTCAATCTCAATTGTTCTTCCCTTCTTGCTTCCACTGACACCGAAATTTTCTGCGAATGGTTGCCAGTCTTTCAGTGTAACATGCTTTCCAGCTCCGATGGTCATACCCTTACCATCCAGGAAGCCATTATAGGCATTAAACTTAAAGTTGGCAGAACGCTCCAGATAGGAAGTTCTTACTCCTTCGTAATAACTCTCCAGGTTCTCAATACCCTTATCGGAGTTTGTCTTACCCTTCATCGAGTAATAAACCTTGCATTCGCTGACTTGCTGCAAGGTAACTCCTGCGCCCTTGATTGTTACATCGTGGGTTGCACTCACATCGCCAATGGATATTACTACACTAATCTTTGGAGCGTAGTCATTCAGATCCAATGGAACAGTAGCTTTTAAAGGTGTTTCTCCTGATGTATGATTATCATCTATAGTACATAACTGGTCCGTCAGAACAATCTGCTCTGTATTGTTATTATACAATACCTTAATTTCTATTGCAACCTGCGAGCCAATCTCATTCTCAGGAAGGTAGAAATAATAAGGTACCTGAATAGTAGAATACTGAGTAGCAGATACAGGAGCATCCTTTCCTATAGCAATGGCAGAGATATTACCCTTCTTGATATAGGAAGTTCGTATCTTTTCTGTTGTAATACCATACTCTGAATTGACAGCCCATACTTCAATCTCATGCTTACCAGCTATATAAGTACCTTTTGAGTCAATGATAAATTCGCCTGATGAGTTGTTGATGGTCTTTGTCATGGTTTCACTACCATTACCATTGCTTACCTTACAATAGACTGTGGCATTCGCACCTTGGCAATTCACACGCAAAGCCCACTTTCCATCCCTTACGGAAGTCTCTACATAACTGGCATCAAATGAGAGGTTGATTGATACCGTTCTGATACTGAAAGAAAAAGTTCTGCTTTGACCATGCGTATTAGACACAGTAATCTTTACAGTATTCGTTTCTGACACAAGATAGTTGGTCAGGTCAACATTATAATTGTTGCCAGTTGCCGTACCAGAAGCTTCAAGCGTCTGTTTCAATTCCGGAATATCAACACCATTCACTGATACCACAAGCGTTCCGCTGGTCTCATCCTTTTCGCTTGGTTCTCCGTAGTAGCTATTGTAATTGATGGTCACAATACACTCTGTCCCCTTTACGATAACATCATTAGGTCTCTTTGTGATAGAAGTTCTCAGAATATACTGGAGTTCAGCCTTCGCCGTAACAAAATCAAACGACTGTTTGACGTTATCAGCATAGGTCTCCTTGTCATTATACCACTGGCGATAACTATCCTCATCTGAGAAGAATCTCCAATAGATGTGAGAGTTGTTTCCCTCTGGCACTACCTCTTGGTCAATGTAACCGAACTTCCCATCTTTTAAGGAAATCAAGTTGTCCTTGATGAGCTTCTGTACCCATTTACCCAAGTAACCTCCCCAATCGGTCTTGAGGTCAGTTATTTCCTTATCTAATTTTTCTGTGGCCATATCTTAATTAATTTTTCCAAGTTTCATCATTAATCCAAGGTTTCTCATTTACCCACCATCCACTGCCAAAGCAGCTTCTGATAGCTTGCCAAATAAGAACACTTCCCTTATACACTGCCGAAATCACATTACTTCCTAACCTGATAGCAGAGATTTCTTTATTTCCTAACTTGATCATAGGCTATTCCTCCGTAAGCATATAGTAGGTATCGGCTTCCTTTGTTTCCAAAGCCTCGTAAGCCGCTTCCGTCATATTCACAAACTTTGTGATAGTTGCAGGAATGTCATCTACTTTTTTCTTCAACGTAGAAATATCAGATGTAGCGGTAGTCAAAGCCTTTTTGTTTGCCTCTGCCATTCTGTTTGCTGCCTCTGCCTTGCTTAACGCATTGCTTGCATCAGTAGCGGCATCGTTAGCTTTCTCCTTGATTTCGTTGATAGTGGATGATAAGTCGCGGAGTTTGTCACTAACAGCCTTCTGACTCATCACCTTATCCTCAGCTTCTCCTGATTCCTGGACAACACTCTCCTTGTCGAACTTCTTAGCCAATGCATCATTCATGGTCTTCTGGCTTACAACCTTATTGGTGCTCACGCCCAACTCCTGAGCCACTTCCAGCAAGGTTGTGTTTACCCAGCTGCTGCCATTCTCAGAATAGAGTACATTGATGCCCTGAGGAACTACGAGATTACCAAAGTTTTTATACGTACCAGCTACGGTCGCAAAATAATACATCTTGGCATCGATAGCCTTAGCTGGCACAGTGTCAAGATTAGCCACGCCCATATACGTAGCACATCTTACGAGCTTAAACTTTTCTATGATATTTGTTATCAACTCGTCCCAATAGCTATCCCTCTTGGCATTTACACACCAAGTTCCTCTGTCTGCATTCCAGTAATGAGCCCAACCGTCTATCACCACAAAGTCACCGGTCACACCACCAGTAGGGAACTTTCGGTTCACCTCATAGATGCTGCCATATTCTCCCTTGTAATGAGGATCTTCTTTATTAATATCGTTAGCCATAAAATATTATATTTGAGATAGTTGGTTATACTTTTCTGCCAAATCGCTTTCCTTCTTACTTACCAGGAAGATGCTGATGGCACGATAGATAAGATATTTCTTGCATTCATCTGTAAGGGAAAGGATAATCTTCTGGTCGGTCACTTCGTTTTCATGCCCAGTATCAGTGGAATACACATCCTCTAACTTTTGATAAGGGATATACGTGAACAGTTCAACCTCATGATCATATACAGTTCCAACAGGTGCATGGTTGGCATCATACCTTCCGGCAGTCCAGTACATCAGCACTCGCTTTCCTGTAATTAGCGATGTGGTAATCATGCCCTTTGGTTTCTGTGGCGTTCCTCTGGCCCACCGGGAGGCTTGCATCTGAGCCTCCTTGCTGCCTGGTTCCATCAGCATCGTCAGCGTGCTTTGCCAACTTTTTAGTTTCAGTTCTACCAGTCTCAGCCAATCGTCAGGAATTGTCAGGCACCCATGACCATCTGTAAACTGTGTTTGGATGGCATCATAATCTTGATTGCCACTTTCATTCAGCGAAACTTCCACCCTTTTTGGGAGAATCATTTGCGCTGGTGCTTGCAGCAGAATCTGTTGTGCAGCCGTTTCAATGGCTTGCTTCATTTCCGTGTCCGAATCATCCGTAATGATGTCATTCACCTCATCATGGATCACTTCGTCCATAGCTATGCGCATTTCCTTCACAAGATCACTCATAAGAACTTCCATAAGCAAGAAACCTATTAACTAAAAATTATAAACTAAAACTCAATCACCACACCCAACTCTTTAGCCTTCTCCTTCACACTCTCAGGTGATTTCAGTTTTCTTACATCTACCTTATATGTCTTCTGGAGATAATTCTTTGCCTTGGTGATATTCTCGAAATGAAGGGCATTCTCGTCCTTCATCTGCTCTTCATTTTGTTGTTGGACCTGCTCCTCTTCCGGCTGGCTCTCATCAATGATACGGCCTGACTTCGTTAGAGGATGTTTCCTGATGCATTCTGCCACCTGCTTGTTATCCGTAATGTACGAATAGGCATCGTTGCCACACCGCTCAAACTCAATGTTCTTGATCAGTCCGCTCGGCAGAGTCACAACAAAAATGAGCATACTCTTAGCTACAAATCTATACATATCTATTTGTGTTTATGGTGAAGGGATAGCGAGGCTGCATTAGCCTCAACTATCCCCAAGATTGATATATGTAGAAAACTATCAGTTTCCTATACGATGATTACGCTGCCTCCCGAATCTGCTCATCTGTCACGCCATCACCAGTGAAGACTGGTCGTGCTACACGGGCATGGGCATCGGGGAAGGTCAGTACCCAGCAGCTATACTCCTCCATAACAACACCTGCTGTGTTACGAATCAAGAGATCCTTAGCGTTAAACTCATTTCTGGTCCATGTGCCGAATACATACTTATCCAGATAACGAGAATCCAGGCAGAAAGCTCTACCATCCATACCCCAGGAGTTAAAAGCATCGTGACGATAAATCAGAATCTTAGTACCCATACTCTCGAACTTCTCGAAATCTAGTTTCCAACCCTGATAATCCTTTTCTGTCTGGGTAATGATACGCTTATTAGAACGAAGGTTAGCAAATGCCTGATAAATCAAGTTGTCAACAAAGAGGAGTTTGGTACGGCTGGAGTTACCTGCACCCTTCAACATAGCAGCAATAAACTGAGTCAATTCTTTCTCGCTGATTACATACTCGTATACCTGCTTCACAACCTCAGATGCGCCATCAGAGTTTGTAACCTTTACCTTCGTTGTTACAGGAACAAGATCGCCTTTATCGTTCCTTTGCATCTTTGGCTCCCAGTGACCTATCTGCAAATCCTTTCCAGCTTCCCAGAAGATGCCGCCCATAGTGTATACCATACCGACATCCTTTCCACCATTCGACTGAGAACGATAGCCAAAGAGACCACTCAACTCCTGGCCCTGACGCATATCATCCATCGCCATTTTCTCCTGTCTGGTGAAGTCCCACTGAACCTGGGTCTTCATCATACGGTCAATAAGAGATTCCTCTACCTGCATGATGAATCGCTGGCAATACTGGAAGCTCTTGTCAGGCATAGAATAGTAACTACCTGTTTCAACCTCCTTTTCTCCAGCGGCTCTACCAAGTCGCATCACTACTGTTCCTGCAGCAATATCCTCCGGTATGTCTCTGTTACCACGTGATACATTCTTTTTGCCATTCAGTGCATAACAGGTTGGATTACCATCGTTGTCAACAGACGTAACTCGCAACTGCAGAGGAATCATCTTGCTTCTGTCGGTACCATTATCATCAAAACCCAACATGTCGTTAACCATAATAATGTCACCAATACCAAACACAGTAGGATTTTCTACCTTAAATGTCACTGAGCCACCATTTGTAGTTTTAGCAAGTTTCTCAGTTAGTTTGGTTTTGATTGGTCGCTGACCAATGGAATAATACTCGATGCGGTTGCTGTCAACAGGAGTCATTCGTTTCGAAGCTCGAAGTATCTGATCAATAGGGCAACTCTCCAATTTCATTTCTACCACGGTTGGGTTAACATGTGCTACATAGTAGTCCCAATTTCCCATTTTTTCCTGCAGCTCCTGACTAGCAGCTGCCCATTTAGGACCAGTACCACCACCACCAGGACCATCTACAGGACCAGTTGGGCCACCACCACCTTCACCAGGTGGAACAGCAGGAGGATTTTCAGCCATTGCATAAGAGCTTCCACCACTAAGAATCATGACGAGCATCGCCATCATGAAACCAAACCATTTCTTAAACTGTTTCATAATCTATACATTTAAAATTATTAATTATAAATTTCTAATTCTACATTCCAATCATCTTGCTGTACACCTGTTCTGTGCGACTCTTTTCCTTTGGAAGTGAAGGTGCGCCACCGCCTCCATCGATGTTGATGTTCTTCTTGCCGCCCTGCTTGCCATCATGCAGTTGTTTCTGCTGATCAATCTTCTCGTTTTTGCCACGCTTGTAGCCTCGCTCCTCGGCATCAGCCACAGCTTTGTCGAAGTCCTTTATCTGGAAGAGGCGCAAGAAGTCTTCCTTCTTCAAGCCATACCGAGCTGCACGCCATATGAAACCATCATCATCGTGATCCTCGCCATCATCACTACGCTTGTAAAGCCATTCTATCAAATCGGTAATCGCCTCAGGCTTCAATTTCGCTTCTTTAATAGCAGCGTCAAGTTCGGCATCTTCCTGCTCCATATTGGCAGCAAGTTGCTCATTGTCCTTTGCTAGTTTCTCGCTGGCTTCAAGTTTTTCTTTTTCACTAGCCTTCAAACGAGCCTTAGCCTTCTCGTCACCACTGATTGCATCAATATAGTCCTGCCCCATTTCATCAATCATGAAATCAATAAAATTGAAGTCGCTGCCATCGGCATTTTTCTTGGTCACAAGACCTGTCACCAGACTTGGAGCATGAGGGGTGTCCTGCAACATTTTGTTGAAGTCATCCATTTTCTGCTTATTCTGGTCATACTGGTCGTAATCGGTCGAAAGTTGACCATAAACAGCCTCATCATCGTCCATATTCAAGTCCGGATAACGCTGAGCAAGACGCTCTCTGAAAGAATCTCGCTTTGACTTAACTTTCTGATTATCAATAGTTTCTTTTGCCATAAATATTCGTTTTTAATATTTGTGTGCTAAATTAAGGAAAATTTCGCATTACTTTGTGATAAGTTCTGCATCTTGGCGAATTAATTTTGCTGGTATGAAACATCTAAATTCCATATCCGAAATTTACCTTAAAAGAGACCAAGAAATGTATCTGCTCTTTCGTAAGGTCAAGAGGATGGTAGAATATCCTACCACCATGGCTAAGATATGCGATTACATCTCCAAGATGCCTGCCTCTTGCTATTATCTTGCCGATAGCACAGCCTATCGGTATGTATGTAAACGCATCAAGGGGGATAAGCCTAAATTCGGAAAATACCAAGCCATGAAAGAAAAACTCTTTGAAGATTTCTATCAGGATTTCTTGCGTCTCCGGCAAATGGATCAATACAAGGAATACAATACCAAAAATCTTGTGTATGAATGCCTGAATCTTCCTGCGCCCAATTTGGGTATGGCTCCACGCTACATACAGATGAAAATAAACAATTATTTCCGCAATAAGAAAACATCATTCATAACTCGATAAATCACTTCCATTATGCGTACATTATATATTACACTTCTCATCATCCTCCTGATGGCTTTCATCATTCCGCTTCATGCCTCGCTGGCTGTGTCTCCATCATCGCCATTATACACCCATTTCGCCTATATGTTCGGTCATGCCAACTTTATACACTGGGGTATCAACGGCTGGTGCATATTGATGGTTCATCATCAGTTCCGCTTCCATCGCCTACTGGCAGCCTGGCTCTGCTCCGTGTTGTTGTCGTTCATATACTATCCGGCATTACCTGTATTGGGTGCATCCGTATTGATTTCTTTCTTCATGGGATTCTCTGCGCAATGGTATTATCGGTATCACCGTATCTACTTCTGGCAGATGATGCTCGGTATGGCTATAGGTTTCCTTCTCCCTTACATAGCTGGTATCTTCCACATAGTCCTATTCTGTTTAGGTTTCATTTATGCTAAGGCAGAGAGATTTATCCGACATGCCAACACACTTAACATTTAACATTCTACACTTAACATTATTATATATAACGAATGCCAGTAGCAAAATCCTCCTTAAAGGTTCGACCTCAGCAGCAAATTTCTGATAAGAAGCTCAAAGAGATTCTTGAAGAAGATAAGAGAAGACTCACAAGCCTCCTCGCTAGCTATCGTCCCATTACTGGAGAGAATGCCCCTGGACTTCGATTCGAATGCGTCATCATAGATTTCTTGAATGGAAAGAAACTCTGGCTTCCGGTAGAAATGTTGAAGGAAAAGAAGTTCTGCGCCATCATCAAGTGCGGTTCTATCTCTGCCTTCTGCGAGAAGTACATGCCCGACCCCGAACAAGAGAAGGCACGCGATGCTGTCTTCCGCTATCTCATACGCCTGCGCTGTAAGCACGATTTCTATTTCTTCGCCTATGCCTATGCCCGAATCAAGAATAAGGATGGTGGTGAGGATATACCTTTTCTTCTTCGCAATGCCCAGATCAAACTAACCAAGGTCTTCGAACAGTTACGCCTACACAGTCAGTACCACTATATCCGTGTCATTCTCTTGAAGTGTCGTCAATGGGGTGGTTCTACCCTCACCGACATCTACATGGCATGGTTACAGATCTTCTGGAAGACAAACTGGAATAGTAATATCGTTGGACACCAATCTTCATCTGCCACACAGGTATTCGATATGTACGAGAAGCTAATTAATGCCATTCCTACATGGCTCTTCTACGACATCGGTCAACCATTCAAGCCTGATACTCGCAAGTTGAAGACTTCTGGCACCATTCAGAACATCAAGTACCTCATCCCTCGTTCCTGCAAGATTCAGACTGGTTCGGCTCGTAACCCTGAGTCCTGTCGTTCCGGTGATGCTGCCCTCGCACATATCACCGAGGAAGCCTTCTTCCCGAATACTACAGAGTGGACCCCGGCAAAGGTTATCAAGGCTGCTTCTTCATCCATCCAGCCAGACCCTCTTACCTTCATTGTCCGAGAGTCAACCCCAAATGGTCGTGAAAATGAGTTCCATGATGCTTGGGTAGCTGCCAACTCCGTAGATAAGGATGGCAAGCCTCTGTCAGCATTTACTCCTGTCTTCGTTGCATGGTTCGAAATTGAAAAATATATATTGCCATTTGCTTCCGAGGATGAACGTGCCGATTTCGCCATCTGGCTGTGGAAGAATCGCAATGACGAGCAAGGTCATGGTAAGTACTATTGGTGGCTCTACGAATGTAAAGGCGCATCTTTAGAGGGCATCCATTGGTATATTGAGAAGTCCAAGGAGTATGAGACTCTTGACGATATGCGTCAGGAGTTCCCTTCTGATGATGTAGAAGCCTTCCTCTTCTCAGGTACTACAGTCTTCGACCCATACAAGTTGAAGGAAATGGAAGAGGACTGCAAGGGTATTGAGCCTATCATGGTGGGTGACATTGAAGGTGATTCTTATGATGCTGCCGATGATGCTTGCATGAACAATATCCGCTTCATCGAGCGTTCAGGTGGACCATTGAAGGTGTGGGCTGGACCAGACAACTCTGAGATTGTCAGACATCGGTATATCGTTGCCTGCGATATTGGTGGTTCTCACAAAACCTCCGACTTCTCAGATATTGTAGTCCTTGACCGCTATGATGAAATCTATGGTGGTGTACCGGAAATCGTAGCTGAATGGCATGGCCACTGCGATGCCGATCAGTTAGCTATGCGCTGTGCCCAGTTAGCCCATTTCTATAATGATGCTTATCTGGTCATCGAGAACAATACCGCCTACTCGCGCATGAACAATACTGAGGGCAACCAGTCTGAGCTGTTCTTCCCTATTCTTCTGCCTCTATACGATAACCTCTATAGCGCATCACAGTCCAAACTGAAGAAGGTGAAGAATATCGAAATGAAATGGGGATTCAATACCAACAAGGCAACCAAGGTGGCAGTAGTGAAGACCATGGCCCGCATCATCCGTGATTCCGGCTATATGGAGCGAGAACTTGCGGCAATAGACGAATGTACCTATTTCCTCTATTACAAGCAGAACGACTGCTATGGAGCCATAGCCGGAAAGCATGATGACCGTGTCATGGCGCGAGCCATTGCCCTCTACGTGGAAAAGGATATGCCAGCACCGGAAATCGTTCCATTCCGTTCAAAGGCAGAGATAGAGCGTGAACGTCTCCGCAACCGCACACCAGTAGTAGCCGATTTGGCCGGAATAGGTGGTGGCAGCTAACCTCTATCTATCCAGCAGCAAAATCCGTCCCCTGTATAGTCACCGTTCCAGGCGATTTTATCGCCTGTCCATATAAGTTAATAATTAAAAGTAAAAAGAAAAATGAAACAAAGTTATTCAAACCTGCTGCGTAAGATGCTCATAGCCATCTACCAGCCTATCGTCACTCGTATCGAACTCTTCCGTGCCACACGCATGTGGCAAAAAGGAGTCAAGGCAACCATTGCCAAGTATAAAGAATGTGGCGCACCTCGCTTCTACATGCTCTACGACCAGTCACATAAAGATTTTGCGATCATGACCTACGATCCTAACAGAAAGAATATGCTCGCATATCGAAGATTAGTCCAGATGGGCAAGTGGAAGGCAACACGCTACTTCAAGAACGTAGAAGACATCAAGGCTGCCTCCTACTACTACACTCCTTCCAAGTGGGGAGCCATCGGCTGCGATGCCGACAACAAGGTTAGGGCCAAGAAGTTGAAACAATGGCAAGAATACTACATGTACCGAGTTTCTACCCCGATGTTTAAGTTACGCATATACAAGAAGAAACATGGTATTGACTAAACAAAAAGAAGAGGAGACCATCACGGTTTCCTCTTCACAATCAAATTACCTTAAAAACTAAACACCTATAAAATAATCTAATCTAAGAACTGAACAACATTTCGTTCAATATTATGAATTACCTAAGAACTTCTTTTCTACATAGCTGCCGAAGGAAGAGCTGCCAAATCATTTGCTCCATCGTTTACATCTTTCAGATGTGCTGCAGGCGTGCCAGTCTGCTGTTGTTCAACTCCTGCTGTAGGCATTTCGCCATTCGCTTGCTGCTGCGCTTGCATGGCTTGTAGCTTATCCATCTGTTCCTTGAAGTACTTCTTCATTCTGCTCGTACCAGGGAATTGCCCTACGGTCAGCATCGTATATGGGTCCATCTTACCGCTGGTCATGAAGTTCCAAGCCATATCGTTGTTGGCGGCTCTGATGATAGGACTGTATGCATCCAGGTCGATAGAAACATCTAAATCCATATCCCTCATGGTCTCTGAATTGAAGTGAATTTCAAATTCATCACCTGTCAGTTTCACGCTGTCAGCATCGGTACAAAATTCCTGTATCAGGTAAAGTTTCTTCTTGGCCACACGTACCTTAAAGTTGTTAAAACTCTCAACAAAGTCCTGTATGGTGGTAGATGATGATTCTCTTTCCAACTGATATTGCTTACCGCTGGTATTCCGGTGCTGTCCTTGAAGAGCACCCTGTACACCAGTTCCCTCGCTTGCCATCGTCTTGGCAAAGTTCACCATGAAGTCAACACCTGCCGGAATACTCTTGTTGACCAATGTCTGAGGTGGTTTACCTCCGTTCTTCGAGTTCCACAAGATGATACTATCCGTTTTGGTATAGTTCACCTGCATTTCATCAATGCTCTGTTTCTCGCTCAATGCGTTCTCGTCCACAAGCATCGTTCCCTTGGCACCATTGGCTACAATGAAGTTGATCATCATCATATAATGGTTCAAGGTGCGCTGGTTGTTCTCGGCACGCATAGAGAAACTTCTTATCTCACCATTCAGGCAAGGATAAGCCACGAAGGTATATGGCATGATGGAAGTTCTGAAACCGTCTCTCAGCACATAGTAGGGCGATTCCCTGGCATCCAGCAGATAGCCATTCGGGGTAAGGTATCTTCTGAACCAGTAGGTCTCAGCCTCATCCTTAATTTCGATGGTCTTAAGTTCAGAAGGGTCTACATAGTAGATAGGCTCACCATTCTCATCGAGCACAGGTAGGCCATTCTCATCTTTCATGATGTTGGATTCCTCTATCTTGCGCTTCTTTTCCTCATAGAAGGCTCGCTGGTCAGGAGAAGCATAGCCGCAATCTCCACTCTCCCAGTCATGCACCCAGATGGCTGGCCTGGTTTCTTTTGTCCAGATTTCCAATACCCGGTACTTGCCTACTACTGAAGAATGGGTGAAATCATCTATTCCGGCATACTGGGCTTCACCAGTCGGGTGATAAGTCTGTTCGGGCGCAAAATGGTGCTGCGTCTGTAGATATATCTCACTGAGTTTATTAGCCTCTTCCTTGCTTCCATTTGTAAAGGTAGCAATAATCTCTCGCCAAGTCAAATCATGAGCCTCAGCAATAAATTCCACATCGCTCAGGTCATACTTAAAGAAAGGTGGTAAAGCTAACTTAAAGATGTCTACAGAATAGTCAAAGATGCCATTCTTGCCATCCCTTCTGCCATAATAGGTTTTCATGCCCACAAAGGCGAAGACACAGAAGGAATAGAACATTCTCGCATCTAACTCTTGCCTGTCGTTCAAGTTGTCGTTCTGACGAAGATATTCATTGAAGAAACTGATATAGTCTTCCTCGTTTGGATCCACGGCACTACATGTAGCAGTACTGCGCTGCTGGCGCACAAGACCTACGAGCGAAAGAAGTTTGTCTCCGATTACATCGTATTCCAGTATTGGCATACCTTTCAGTTCCATATACTGCCGGATGGTAATCTTTCTTCCGTTCCATTCTATCAGCTCTTCCAACTGTCTTCCCATCACGAAGTCTTGCGCTCGCTTCCACTTCTTTCTCAGTTCTGCACCATCATAGAAGTATTGGCAAGCCCATTGCAGCAACAGAAGATTGCTTTCGCTCTGCGTAAACCGCTCCCGACTCACTCCTTCAAGTGAGTCTGGTCCTGGCTCTGCATAGTTCGATATGTCATTTATTACATGATTGTCAACCATAATTCTTAATTTTTCGCCAAAAATACCGCATTTTTCTCGCTTATTAGTGATAAGTTGCGCAACTTAACATTACTTTTTCATATTTTCTCCTTATTTTTGTTCCGCATTTCAATTTAAAACGTTTTAAATCATGGGTAAATCAATCAATGTACATGAAGCTTGCGTCATTACTAAAGATGATAAAGGCAACCTCTCCATGGTAGGCAAGGCGAAAGAAGCCCTCACCACCTTGAAGAAAAATAAGGTTTCCGTCTGCATTCTTCTCTGCGACAACAAGAAGGAGGATGTGGAGAAGTTCCTTAACGACAATAACGTGCCTTTCGCCTCTCTCAGTACCAAGGAGGAGACCGATAAGGATGGCAACACCAAGCATGTTGACCCACCAAAGGCAGATGTCACCATCATGCCAAGTTCCAAGGTCATCACTCTTCGAGACGATTGGCAGTGGTGTTTGGATGATATTGCCAGACGCCTTTGGGGAAAGGAAAAGAAGGAGAATCCGAAGAGTGAGCAGCAGCGCATGGATGACAGCATGGCTGATTACATACGCTGGGCAACACCAAAAAAGGAACCAGAGAATGCATCTGGTACTTCTCTCGGATAACATCGCTCCAACATCTTCAATTTTCAAAATACGATTTTTATCTTTTTGTTAAAAATAAAATTTATTTGGAATTTAGAATTTTACAACTATCAAAAAGGGACTCGCTGTGAAGCGAGTCCCTTTTTCTGTTTGTAGAAATATAGAACATAAAAATGAATTGGCCAATGCCTATTTTCGGAAATATAGAACATTTTTTAGAGTGAAGTAGCCCGAAGGCTACTCCATTCCGTTCAACGTTTTAAGCAGCTCCTTTCTGGTATTCCGAATCTCTACCAGTTTGGCAGCATCGTTCTGACCGTCCATTTGCTTCTTAGCCTTATTCATCTTCCTTCTTGCAGCATAGATAGCCTTTCTTGCTGCAAACAGTCGCTTGTTGGTCTTGCTGTCCTTAAAGGCATTTGCCTTCGCCTTATCAACATCCTTCAAACGCTGATACTCCTGATAAGTCTCCATGGTTCCGTTCCAGACGTTCTGTATTCTCCAGTCCTCCGTCACGTCCTCAGCCTTAGCCTTCATCAGGTACTTGCTTTCAGCCTTCTCCATTTCCTTCAAGTCTTCATCACCGTTCAGATAACCCTGCACCATGTCAAGAGCCTCCTTCTGGGTGAAAGCCTTGTACTCACTTTGCGAGAGGAATTTCTTCATCTTCTGTCGCATCTTCTTCTTTTCCGTGATACTCTTGGCAGCATCAAAGCGTTTACTAGCCTCCTGCAGCGAAGTCACTCCATCGCTCATTTCTGCACTCTCCAGTGCCTTCACGCTTCCGATAGCAGCCTTAATCTGAGCCTCTGGGTCGATACCATTGCGCTGGCAGCTCTGATAAGTCATCACCACGCCCTCCATGTCACCGCTAAGGATAAAGTCCTTGAAGTAGCTCTGAGCCTTCCAAGGAGAGAATCCCTTCGATGATGGGAAGAAGAAATCAACGGCCTTGAACTCCTTGTTCTCCTGGCTCGGAATCAGGAAAGGGAAAGCATACAGAGCATTCTTGTGAAGAAGTCCAATAGTTTTACCCAAAGACTCATTTCCTACAAGCTTTCCATATTTGCGCTGCAACTCCTTATCAGAATGGCTAGCCCTATAAGGACTTAGATAATTATAATCATCCAATCCCATTCTTATTAACGGATTTGCCTTGCCTACCAATCTGTTCACAAATGGACCAGGAGTTTCAAATTCACCCTTTTCGTTAAAGAAGTACTCTGGTATCTCACGGAACTGCTTACCATGCCGGATATACATTTCTGTTCCATCCGCATATCTGCCAAGGAAAATCTTGCTCTGCTGACCAAGACTGTTGCCTCGCATCAGATAGTCATACCACTTCATACCATCAGGATAAGCAAGTTCATACATGCTCTTATAGCTTGGGTTGGTCTTTCTGATCTCCTCAGCCTTTTTGCGCTCCTTCTCCTCGTCCAAGGCACGGAAAGCAGCATTAACGCCATTCGCAAAAGCCTCATAGAACACCATGAATCCGATACCATAACAGAGTAAAGCCGAAATCTGTCTGCTTCTTCTGCCCTCGTCCTCCGGTATAAGTTCCTTATTCCATAGTCTCTGATAGTACTGCTTGAAGTTCTCAAAGGTGGCCTCATTCCAGATAGAGCCATATCCGGTTAATGCCAGGAAGTGGCGAGTAGTAGAAGCATTCCAGTCTGGCGAAAGAAGAACTCGTCCGGCATAGCGCAAGGTTCGATGGCTGGCACCCAGAATATCCCAGTGCTGACCGCCAAACATATCGTTCACAAACTGACCGTCCTCGTCCAAAGCCCGGCTCAGTTCCTCCTCAGTCCATCCCTTCTTCTTGGCACGTTCCTTAGTCTTGTCTGACCTCATCCGGTAGGTCGCAAGTTTCAGTCCATCATGAATGAAATCCCACAAAGCCACATCCATACCTTTGTTCAACATAGATACCATCTGAGTAGCAATCTCAAAAGGAATAGTGGCTGCTCCAGCTGCAGTTCCTATATTTCCTCTTTCTTCCAACTTTTTTTGTAGCTTTTGTGCAAAATCACGTAAGTTATCAAACATGTTCTGCACATCTGCTGCAGCATAGTCGTTTGTTGCTCCAAACTTCACCAGATGGCTAGCTGCTTCTTGGAAGTCCTCAGGATTGGCAAAGCAAGGCAACTGATGATTCTTCATCGTATCTACAAAGATATACTTCATAAAGTTGGCCATAGCCTTCTTAGGACCAAACTCCACCATATTCTGCACCATATAGACCTCCGTCAAGGCTCCAGCATGGAAACCACTAAAGCCAAGTTCTAGCTTTTTCAAGGTTGAAGACAACTTATCATACCCTTTCCAGAAAGGAGAAGACTGATAGGTATCAAATACAACTCCAAATCTGTCCCCTGCACTCGCTTCGCTATAAATTACATTTTCTTTGTCTGTGATAGGATTCTTCACCTTTACTTGTTTTGGAGATACATTATATACCCAAACTAACCCTACGCCTGGAATCTTAAAGTCCTTATACTGATCTAGATTAAAGGGAACTGTAGAAGAAAGCAGTGGGTCAGAAGAAACGATTTCTCCGTCCTCATTCCGCTCTATCACGTTCAATCCGCTCAACTCCTGCAGCATGGTCTTGTTAACCCAAGCCTCGATATTGCTTCTGCTGTAGTAAGCCATCATCTTCGTGATGTCGGTAGTCTTAGGTACAAGTCCCAAACCAATGCCTTCCATCAAGGTGCTGATAGTTCTCGGCTTCTCGTTCGGGCTCTTCGTGCGCTGTCTGTTCTCCACATACATGGCGTAAGCCTTTTCGTCCGACTTCTCCTTGTCCCAGATATGGTTTACGTAATCGACATTATATCCAGCATCCTCCTTCAAGGTATGGTTATCCTTCAGCCAGTCATAGGTATAGTTATACCAGTCACGGATAGAATCGATAGTCGATTTCATCTCAGGCGAAAGATTCCTGTAGTTAACACCCAAAGGCGCAACACGCTTTTTCACGGTCGACAGCACAGGGTCACTCAGAATATCTGTTCCGTCGATAGGCACAAAGTCTTCCTCGCCTTGATGATTGGCGTTGATAGTCTGTGCCATCTTGCTTGCCGCCTCGCTCACTGCCTGAGGGTCATCATACATCTCTACATCCTTGCCATTTTTCACCTCCGTATGCTTCTTCTCCGTCGCAACGATCAGATCTTGCACGAAAGGCTGGATAGCCTCAACGTCGGCAGGCTGTATGTGGATATGTCCCTTGTCGAATACGCCTGTGGCATTCATCTCACGAGCAAGGTCACGCAGTCTTCTAGGAGCTTCTATTATATAAGGTATAGCCTCAGCCAGCTTTTCTGCCCGGTTCAGCTTGCCCTTGTAGTCAGAAAGCAACTTGTCGAAAGCACCGCTATCTGCCATCTTTTCTATTCTGTTCTTCACGTCATTGATATAGATGGCATCGTCTGCGCTCGCCTCCTCCATATTCTTTCTACGATGGATCACGGCATGCTTCACGGTCTTTGCTGCACCTTCCTTGCTCACGTCAGTACTGGTAACTTCTGCCAAATCCTGCATCACTTGCTGCTCCAGTGCATCAGCCTTCGGATTGGTCTCAGCAGGATAAATCTTACCCTCATACAGGTTAAGGTCTGCTTGCTGCTGTTCCAACAAGTCGTGATCGGCAAGCCAGTCCTCGTACTTACGTTTCACCTCCTCCTGCTTCTTTTTCTCGAATGCAAACATATCAGGCATGGGGTCATCCTTGTCATTCATGGCGTTCTTCCATTTCTCGTATCCATGAATACGTGTCATGTAGGCAGCATCATCTTCACCCTCCATACGTATAGGCAAACCAGTAGGCTCTTCGCCTTCAAGATGATGTCTGTCACGCCACTCCTTGTTGAGCAGCTCCCATTCCTTCTTACCAACTTCGTCCTTGTCGAAGTCGTAGAACATAGGTGGCTCAGGGTTCTCTTTATCCTCACGTGCATTCTTCCATTTGCGCCATTCCTGCACTCGCTTCATATACTGAATCGTACTTTCTCCCTGCTTCTGGCGTGGTTTGCCCTTGCCGATACCATCAGATAGCGCATCCTTGATTTCGGTGTTGCTGGCCTGTTTCATTATGGCTTCCTGCTTTTCCTGAGGCATATTGTCCCATACATGCAGCGCCTTGCCAGCCTTCATCAGGTAGTATCTCAAATCCTTGTCATTGAGAAGTCCCGGCACACGAACACCCAGCTTCTTCAATACCTTGATAAGATAATGCTTAATCTTGGTCCAAAGAGAAAAGTCCTCAGCAGTCTTAGGACCCTCCTCAGCCAAATGAGCGATATACTCCTGCGTTCCCACATTCATGCGGTCAGGGTTCTTCCAGTCCGGATCATATTTATTGGCAAAGTCAATAATCTTGCCTCGAACATCCTTACCTACGGAACGATAAACAAAGCTTGCGAACTTTCTCACGCCATCTTCGCCACCAAGAAGTACTTCCATACCCTCATGGCCTATCTTTTCATGGAAGACGGTTCGCTGGGCATCATTGCCATCCTCACAGTTCGGCAGATACACATGCACGCTATGAGTCTCCGGGTCGTACCATCCCTTGGCTCCCTGCTCTACCTCTGAGCGATATTCCTCAGGCACATCATCCAAAGAAAAATAAACAGTAGCCTCAGCACCACCCAGCTTATTTGCTGTATTCACCACCGAATCAGCGATTTTTCGCTCATTTTCTGCTGTTTTTTCTTGCTCTATTGAGAAAAAGTTTATACCTTTGCCATCAGAAAGGGGTGAACCAGAAGACGCTTCGGGCGTAGGGAGAAGGGAGTTCTTAATCTCCATGACTCGCTGGTCAACCCCCTTTTTCGTCTTATAGTAGCTTTTGGCTGTAAGATTACCCTTCTTATCACTATAGATTTCCGCCAGATTTAATGTACCATCCTCAGCTTGCTTCAAGAAGAAGAAAGCCTTGCGATTATCCATCTTCTCGATGCCATACACCACTTGCTCAGGATTCATGATAACATCCACCATAGAGCGCAAATCTTCCTCTGTCAAAGGAATATTTCTTCCAGGATCCTTCTCATTATCTCCGAAGTGGTCTTTGTTCATGTGCTTCAAGTCAGAAGGATTCAGAACAAAGTCTATCTTATCTTTCATCTTCAAGCCCGACAAATCTTCTAGGAACTTCTTGCCCTCTTGCGTAAGAGTACCTATAGACTGAGGTTTGCCATTAAACTCGCCACTCTTTGCCTTATTAAACAGTTCCACCACCTTATCCTTTGCAGCCTTCAAGCCAATTGTGGCAGAGCCGAGACGAGGTTTCACATTAGCCTTCTTACCATACACCTTGGAATAATGCACACCATCATTCTCGCCTCCTACGATTCTGCCTCTGTTATCGGTCTCCACAAACGGCACACCTCGCTTCTCCAACTCTTTTCTGAGACTTGGAGTAACCACATTCGAAGGCATAGTGATATTCTTGCCCTTGAACATATCATTGACGATAACATCAGCCACCTCGCTGTCAGGCACAATACGCACAGGCTTATCCCAACGAGAAAGCACCACCTTGCGCTTGCCTGTCAGCTGTCCTTGGATGATACCAGCCTTCCACTCTACTTCACCCACGGCATCCTTGGCTTTATCAGCCTTGTAGCCACTGGTCAGCTCGCTCTTTGGCACCTCAACCTCTACAGTTACGATATTAGGGCGATTCTGAGCCTCGCTAAACTGGTCATTCAGTGGAGTGCGAGAAGTATGAAGGTAAGGATTGTAAGCAGCCTTAAGCGACTTACCATTACCCTTGTTGAGGGTAAACATACCCTTATCATCAGCAAGCTCTGGTCGCTCGTCTGCCTGTTCCCACTTACCGAGTTCAATAGGTTCCACAAACTTGCCCTTCACCTTTGCAGCCATTGGTGGATAGAGTTTTCCATCCTCGCCTACCTGCATGGCACGATAAACCTTCACCGAGTCTTCCTTATCCAGCTTCTTGATGGTCTCAGGGTCTTTCACGATGCTATAGCTAGCATCATTCCCATTCATCACAATCTGCTCATCACGGTTCACGTCCTCAGTTTCAGATGCCAAGGAGTTTCTGCGCTCCTCGTCCGTCATACCCAAACGCTTCTCCACATTTCGAGATTCAACTTCACCAGCCAACTTTCTATATTCTTGGTAAGAATCAAAGTCTGTACGTTGGAACCTATCCAAACGGAAACGCTTAATGGCATCATCCATACTTCTGTCTGCATAGCCACGTGCGAAGTAGTTGAATCCCTTAATTCGGGTTTCCTTGTCAGGAATGAACTCAGGCATATCCATGTCCTTATATTCTTGGATAAGAGCTTTCTCTACCTCAGATTGGTTGTACTCACCACCCATTTCCTTGGCTTTCTCTTCCAATTCAAAGGCATAGGAACGTGCCTTCCATTCAGCCTTAGCAGCATTGAAATCTCTCTCCACCTGCTCGGGTGTGCCACCATGCGCAAACCCCTCTTCACGCTGAATTACGTGCTGAATTTCATGATTCAGAATGCTATTCAGATACTTTAATTCATCCGCATGAATGGTAATAGTCTTTGTTTGTGGATTGTATTCCCCATTTGAAGGCATATCGTTCATAATGGCATCCGTATCAATACGCACATCCTTCAACTGAGGATAAGCCTCAAAGAGTCCAGGCGCATCAATGACATCAGCAAGTTTACCATCAGTCCAAAGCATATCCTCTTCAAAACGCTTAACGATATTTCCACCACCAACATCGATGGTGTCCTTTATCTTGGCATCAGGCATTTCATATCTCCACTTGCCATCCACGCCTTTCTCCCAACCTGTAGCCATTTTGATAGCCTTGGCATCCTTCTTTGCTTCTTCCATCTGCTTAGCAACATCCAGATTATCCATGCGGATAGTTTGCTCCTCAGCCTTGTCAGCCTCAGCCGCACCCTTCTCGCCTGCAAACATGAATCTTACATCCTGCTTGCGAGAATTGAAACGCTTAGAAGGAGGAATAACGTCACCCTCATCATCATAGGTAACAAGGTCGTTCAATTTTCTGTTGTTCTTGGCATTCTTATATTTATATGCCTTGCCATCATCAAAGCCAAATTCGTTTGCGTCATTACCGTCCCACCACAGTTGAGTAGCCGGAACTTCATCTTCAATGATACGATATTTGCCTTCCAGACGGTTTGTTCCGTGCATTTCGGCATATTTCTTAGAAGGAGTAACCCAGTCACCATTACGCAACTTGCCTTCCTTCACCGAAGTAGGAACAGCACGATAAACCTTTACCTTAACATCCTTCTCGCCATTCTTAATGGCATCAATAGCCGTATTGATAGCTTTCACAGATTCCAATCCATGAGGAGTGTTCTGCGAATAACGCTCAGGATGAGAGAAGTAATCATCCGGCTGAGGAGCATAGCCCAAGGCAATATCCTCCAGGTTCACATCCGAGCCACTGGATTCCCAATCGTCACGTCTCGCCTTGTCGCTTTCATACCCAGGGTTTCCCGGAGCAGCCCAGGCACCTACACCTTGGTATGCGCTTTCGGTATCATCATAGCCCTTGCGTCTGGCAGCCTCATCAAGCATTTCCCTGGCAGTAGCATCATCACCTTTGGCAAGAGCATCCATATACTGCTTGTCAAGTTGATCATCAGGAATCACAGAAAGTTCCTCCAGGTGCTTTTGTCGCTTGGCTTCCTCTTCCTCTGCTCTCTTTCTAGCGGCTTCCATGGCGTTACGCTGCGCCTCCACCTGCTTCACGCGCTCCTCGATCATAGCATCAAGGTCGCCAAAGTTCTCCTTCAAGGCTTTATTTACAGGCACCGTGTACTTAAGAAGTTCCTTTAAAGAGGAAATCTTATCTTCATTTACCTGCAACAAGTGACGCTTAATATTGGCTCTGGCACGTGCAGCCTCAGCAGTAGAACCCTTCTTAACAGCATTGGCGTACATCGCCACATCTGCCTCATCTACACCAAATTGCTGAGAAACAGCCTTTATTTTATCCTCCACAGATAAATTTCCACCATTTCCCTTGGTGGTTTCGATATTATTTCTTATATTTGCATCGCTATGAGGATTCAGGACGCTATCCTTTCCGCTTGGGTTATTTGCGGATGGAGTTAATGCCGAACCTTGATTCTCGCCCAAGGAATTAGAATCGCCTCTGAAACGATTCCATAGCACTTTTGATTCCGTCAATTCTTTCAAAACTTTCGAAGGATCTATTTGATGTGCGCTAATCGCCACTTCCTCTTCACCCTGCTTTACTGTTATGGATTCATAGTTCAGAATCTTGTTTCCATCAGCCTTTTTAAAGGATTTGATGAACAGATATTTAGTCTGTCGTTCCGCACCCTCTTTTGGTGCAGACTTCTCCAGGATAACATCAGGACGCTCCAGGGTAGGCTTCAACAAACCAAATCTTTTGATTCGGTCGTTTCTTCCTGCCTTCTTATATTGGTTTTCACCAAGTTTGATACTTCCAATAGGAGTAGTAACACGGCTATCCTTGCCAAATTCTTTCAGCCAGTTTTCTTCCGTATGCTCTAGAATCCGTTCTTGCTCAGCATTATCTGCCATCTGTTTACGAAGAGAAACTGCATCTTCCTTAGTCATACGAGACTTCACGTTGCGTGGGTCCACCCCATTCGCCAAGTCTCTCAACACAAGATTACGAATATCCTCCAATGTCATTTTCTTAATGTCCTCAGGCTTCCACTTCGTAAATGTATCAAGAGTCCAATACCAGAACTTCTTCAGCCACTCCTTCAACTTATTGATAACACTCAGTTCCTTGGCTGTATCAAGCGGATTCTCCTTGATAGCATCCTTAGCCATCTGTTCCAGGATGGCAGCTCCGTCCTCACCTGTCAAACGAGCAAAAGCCTCATCGCAAATCTGCTCATCTGTCAGATGATTATAGTTAGGATCCAGCTTCAAATCGGCAAATAGCTGGGTCTGCATGATGAGTTTATCACCATACTCTATAAGTTCCGGATTCATGTTCTTGGCAGCAGTACGCCAAAGATGCTGGTACTCATGAATAGGAGTATTAGGATTCAGATGCTCCTGGTTCAGCACAATCTCCTTGCCGTCAGTGTAGCCATAAACCACACCTTTACCCTGCGCAAACTTGGTATTACCCACGATATTGGCATTGTTCTCGTCAAAGACCACATAGTTATAATCACCTTCCTTTGCACCGCCATGAATCATGCCAGCAGGATATTTTATACCTACAAAGCCTATTTCATTCAAAGCCCTTGATGCTAATTCAGCGCCATACGAAGGTCTTTCACGGTTAAAGAAATCTTCCAAAGCACGATAAAGGTCTTCGCCTTTTAATGTAGGAAGTTTCTGCATACCATTCTCAGGAGATTCAAGTTTCATTTGAAGGATACGCTCAATCCTATCATCATTATATCTCGCTCCACCATCATTAAAATACTCGTTTTCACTGAAACCGTTGTGGGTTATTTCCCAAAGTCTATACCATTTTTCCAATGGAAAATTCTGAGATTCGTTCCATCCAAGATAGTTGCTGCCATTATCATCAGGAATATCCACATCGTATCGATATGCTCTATTACTTGGTATAGCTATGCTATCATCGTCCTTTGCAAGAATTTCGTTTAGTTCTTGCAGATAATCTGTATCAGGGAATTTTCCTATAACATCTTTCAAATCTTTACGTGCATTCTCCAAGCCCTTTTCCACATCTTGATGCTTATACATATAATGTCTCAGCATATCCTGTGCCTCTTTTGACATACTTTGTGGATTTACAAATTCAAAACCAAATATTGCCTTCTTATCCTTAGCTCTCTGTGCATAATCTGTGCCTATCTCCTTAGAGTTCGTTACATACACACCATGTCCGAACGTCTCGCTTCCTTCGCCTTCCAAGGCATGCGACAAATCAAACTTATCAAAGTTAGCACCACTACCATGATAAGTACGCAAGAATCTCACTCCAGGATCATTCAAAAGCATTTCTACTGCCAGATTATCCTGCGCCTCAGCCACCTTCTCCATATCCTCATTGCTAACAACCTTCACCGGGATGCCAGCCTTCTTAAGCATAGTAGATACGGCATCATAAGCCACCTTCTGTGCCTCGGTCATTTCAGATGGCTTCACCTCCTTCACATCGCGATCAAATTTTGCCTGTTCCTTCTGCACCATAGCATAGTCTGCAAAAGGCTTAGTCTTGCGGTCAGAAGACTCCAGCCACTTATCAAAAGTAGCTTTAGGCACATCAGTAACCTTACCAAGTCCCTTCCAGCCCTTGGAGTAGTTGGCAAGATAAGCCTCTGTAGCAGCCTCCTCAGAAGGATAGCCATACATCACCTTATGCTCGTCGAACTCACCAGTCTCTGGGTTCACCTGGTCAACAACATAAACGTTACCATCAAAAGTATCAAGGTCAGCGGAATCTTTGATGAACATATCAATATGGTCACCATCAACGCCAATTTTACCAAGAATATAGCCATAAGTATCGTGCATGGTCACGCTCCAAGGCTTGCCATGCTCGTCCTTACCGCTACGAGTCACGCCCTTTGGTGTTTCTACGGTATAATCGTAGCCACCAAAGGACAAATGACCCTTTTTGTAGTTTCCTGCCTTCTTCTGAGCCTCTGTTGGTTCGGTCTCAGTTTCGGCAATGGCACTCTTTAAACGTTCTCCGAAGGATGCTTCTTGCGGTAGATGTGAGCCTCGAACAGCTGAGCCTTCGCCAGGTTCCATGCTGCCAGTCTCTTGTCGCCCTTTGCGTCCGCTATCAGAGCCTTCTCCAATCTCGGACTCAGAAGATGCTTCTCCGTTACCAACTTCTTCGCCTTGGCTATTTCCTTCATCAACTCCTCTCCGTGAAGAGTCGCTACCCAGGCTACTGCCTCCTCCATATCCTTCTTCATTGCTTCTGTCATCATAATCAGCTAATTCTGGTAAAATTGATTTGACATATTGTTTGTACTCTCGTTCACGATCCTCAATCTCCATCATACGGTCAAATTCAAGTCCATTGATGTGATCAAGTTCGCTTTCAGACGGCAAAGATAACTCTTTGTCGTGAATATACGATTGATATTTCTCAATTTCTGCCTGTCTTTCGATAATTTCACGCTCTTTCTGCTGCTCGTACCACTCTTCTTCGCCCGACAATTCGTTTTCCGCAGCAGCAATACGGTTAAGAAGCGTCACATTGCGCATATCCAGAACACTGTCATAAGTCTTGAACATATCAAGAATAGTGTTGCGTATATCCTGGTCTGTATACGTAGACTGTAATCCGTCACCAGCACCTGATTCCATTGTACCGGAAAGATCTTCCCAGACTCGCTTTGCAAGTTCGCTAATAGTTAATCCCTCGCCATTATTGGCCAGAAGATAGTTGAATTTATTTGTGTCGTACTTACTGCCTATACCTCGCCTAAAGTTGGAAGATCCTAACTCTTGCGCCAGTGATTCTGCATTCAGACTATGAGGAAAAAGTCTCTCTGACACAAATTCCTCCAATGTCCGCGGAGTCAAATCCATGACATCAGTACTTGCATCCTTATATATTTCCTTAATAGCCTTCATGTCTTTCTTCTCCAAGGCTTTAGCTACCAATTCCTTACGTCTGTCTTTTGGGGACAAAGCTTCAAGATTCTTCTTGTTTTGCTCTGCTCGTTCCTTTATATAAAGAATATTCAAGCTTTCAGCCTTTCCCTTCAAAGCCTTGGCATCCGCTGTAAGCGCATTCTGTCTGTTTGCCAGTTCTGCCTTGGTGGTATTCAGATCTCTCAACTGTTCTGCGGAAAGTTCCATATCCCCATCCATGTATTGATTGAGTATCTTGTCTACACCATCAATTTCTCGTTGGGTTTCTTCCTGCATCTTGTACACGCGTCTGCGCTCTGACGTTATGTAGCCGGAAGCAGCTTCCTGAGTAGGATATTTGTCTTTAAGCTCACTGTTCTCTGGAATACGAACGCCTGTATCCACATCTGGCAGAACGGAAGACTTGTCAATGCCAGCTCGTTCTATCTCAGCCTTGCGCTCCTCCTTCATAGATTTCACCTCATCAGGAGTCATCACACTGTTGCGGATAGTATTCCAGTTCTTGAAACGAGCATCAAGATCAGCAATCTGCTCATTAACCAGACTCAACTCATCCTCCACCTTCTTAGCCTTTTCCGGGTCAAGATCGGCATTTGTATCAAGCCAGTTCTGATATTCTGCAGCTGCCTTCTTCTTGTTGGCAAGTTGCGTCTTGATGTCGTCACGGCTTCCATTTACCAGATTCAGGAGTTTGCCATGGTCTTCCCCAAACTGCTCCTGCAGATACTCAGCCGCCACATTTGAATCTGTATTCTTAGAAGAATAGTCCGGCTGGCCCTCGCTCAGTCCCACGATGCCATTGGCATAACGCTGTTTCTTATCAGCCTCTGCCTGAGAAACTGCTTTCTGTTCACGTTCATCGTCCTCGGCATCCAAATGCTCATTGATTGTGTTGTCAAGCGCATTCTTGCGCCATGCAGCAAACTCTTCTTTAGATAGGGGAAGATAATCTTTGCCATCAGTAAGCACTATCTTTCCGTCCTCGCTATATCCGGCAAAGGTCATGTCAATATTATCATCACCTTCCTCCATGGCAACTGTCACACGGTCATTCGGCTTCAAACCGCTGCCATCAAACTGGCTGATAAACTGCTGCGCTCTCGCTTCCTTCTGCTGAGCCAAAGAACTCTCAATGTATTCATCAAGAGAAACAGGAGAGCCCACCTCTTTAATCTCGGCATTAGATACCTGCTTAATTGTAGGCTGTCCCTGCTCATCTGGAACGACAACAAAGGCTCCACCATATTCGTTAGCCTTCTTCAGGAATACCTGTTTTCCGCTATCCAAAGTAGCAGGAACTATGTTTCCGTCTACCGTCTGGTATGGCCAGAGCTGTTGCTTCAACGCCTCACCATAGCCATCATCGGCATGCTGCAGAGCATCAATTGCCCCCTTCTTGGCATCCATTGCCTCTACATACTTACTGATAGCCTCTTTTTGTGCTGGAGTCAAACTACTTGCACGCTGAGCCACAAACTGCTCCATATCTCTACCTTCATTATAGGCATTGGCTACAATATCAGGCATCTTCTCGTTATCAGCAAAAGCACGCTGCAAACGTCCTGTTGCCAAATCACTATTATAGTCGATAGCCTGCAAAGCCTCAGAATCCCCATTCTTATAGGCATTCTGTCCCATAACAAAAGCATCAGAAGTAATAACATCAGCAGATGAGTTATCTGAATTTGCTGTAGAAACGCCTTCACCTTGACCAGATGAAACATCGGTATTACCTTGATAAGGAGAAGGACCTTCTGAAACTGGAGGCTCCTGACCACCAGTAGAACCTTCAACAGGAACTGTAGGCTTTTCACCCTCAACACCACCCTGCTCAATGCGCTTCTGCTCATTTCCATGGGCAGTATTATAGAGATCATCCATCGTCTGCTTCATTTCACGTTTCAGTTCGATGGAGTTGTAAAGCTCCTTAAGATAAGATTCCACCAAAGGTGCATATTTCTTATCTTTCGACTCCAAAGCCTTACGGAGAGTACCACGTTCCACGCCATGGGAATCCTCAAACGTGTTGACAAACTCCCTCATCACAGAACTGTTCTCCAAAGCACTGTCATAATAATGACGATAGGCATTAATCTGCTTCTGCTCCTCATCAGTAAGGATAATACCCTGCTGCTGCTTATCCATGATGTCCTTGATGGCACCAGCATTCTGATGAAGATAAACCGCTGCCTTATCCTCATCTGTCAATTTCTCACCCATATTATATTTCTGGGCTGCCTTGTTGTATAAGCCTTCAAGATGCTCCTGGGTAAACTCATTATGGAACTCACCTTCCAGCACAGAAGCCAAACCAAGAGTCTTCTCATACTCCAGTTTCTTATCTGCCTTCTGAGCCTCATCAAGAGAAGAAAACTCCTTTCTGTCAATGATACCGCCATCCTTATTCAAGGTTTCGAGATACACCTTTCCGTCATGATCCATCGGCTGCACGATGATGGAATCTACAACAGGCGAGAAAGAAGAAGGGCGTTTGCCTTCTACAACTGCCATCATCTTAGCCTTCAATACCTCCGGCACGCTCTTGTCGTTCATCAGGTCCATATACTTCTGGGTTAACTGCCCATCAAGTCGCTGAGCATTCTCACCAACCACAGCATACTCCCCGATGCCCATCTTCTCAAAAGCATCACGAAGACCATCATAGCCGAATCTCTTCAACTCGGCAATATCCTGATCAGTGAAGTCAAACTTCTTGTTAAACTCCCTTGCGTCCTTGAATCGAGCATACTTGCCCACCATACCCGGCAAGCCGATAGCAGTAAGGTTCGCCATGCTCTCCAAGAAACTCTCGGCAGCATCCTTGCCTGTAGGCTTAAAGTTAGGGTCATGCGCCATACGCTCCAGCATCTGCTGACCAGTCATAATACCGGAATCCACAACCTTACCACCAACATCAGCCAGAATATTGGTAGCCAAGCCTCTGCCCTTGCCTATCATATTGGCAATAGTATTACCCTGCATAAAGACACCTAAGACACTCTGTTTACCTCCCTCTAATAAAGTATCAAGCGCTATTTTCCACCCAGAAGGATTGTAAATCTTGCCATTCTCATCAAACTGACCAGTGCGGTATTTTTCATCAATAGGCTTCGAGATTGCTGACTGACCGCCAAAGGTAACAGCGCCATGCACAGCTCCACTCTTCAAAGCCTCGGCCTTACTCTTGCCGATAAGCACCTTGGCAGCTCGCTCAGCCATCTTGCGCTCCATACCCTTAGCCATGAGGTCACCAGCCAGTCTGCCCTCTGCCTTGGCTACCATGCTCTTAGTCAACTTGCCACCTGCGGCACCAGGCAGCCAATAACTCCAGGCATCACCAGCAAAGGTCAGAGCACCACTAGCTACGGACTCCCAGAAGCCCGGCTGATACTGCTGATTGGCAATATCCTCCAGCCAGTTCTGGTAGTCCGTCTGAACAGCCTTGCGAATAATCTTACCCACAATAGTGTTACCCAAACCAGTCTTCATGATGTACTCAGCACTACCCTTAGGCATCATACCCTTAATCTCCAGCTGGTCCAACTCATTCTTAATGGCAGCATTGATCATTGGCTTGAACTGCTTTGGATCACTACTCTGAGTGCCATTCAAGCCATACCGTTGCATCACCTTAAATACGGCATTGCTCATGTCATTCAGGAACTTCGGATTCCGGTAGAGTTTGCCAAACTTCTGCTGCAAACCAGAAAGCACCTTTGCAGGATCCTTGGCCTCGTTTGCCTCATACTGAGCACCAAGTGCTGTACCCAGACGAAGATTAGCCGGAATAAACTGGCTTCCTTCCATTCCCTCCGTAAATGCCTTACTACCTGCCTCCTGAGCCTTGTTGTACTCATCCACTACAGATGGACTCACATACTTACTGATAACACTAGAAAGCGCATCATTGATGTCCTGATTCATCAGTCTCTCCTGTACATTCTCATCGTGAGAATAGAGGCGAGTAGCGATGCCCTCAGCTATGTTGCGGTAGTTCGGACCATATTTGTTCACCAGACTCTGCACCATAGCTGGCTTCAGGAAATGAGCCACATAGTCATCATAACTGATACCCATGCTGTCTGCCTCCTGCTTCAACTTATCCTGCACGCCATGGCTATACCATTGCGCCCCGATACTCTGCTCAGCATCCTGCACCGTATCATCAGGCAAAGAAGAAACTACCTGGTTGGTAACGTCCATGGCAGAACGATTAGCATATCTGTACTGCGCACTACGAGTAGCTTCAAGAGCCTCATCTGGATTCATACCGTCAGCTTCAAGGTCAGCCACGAAGTTCTCAAAATAGTTGCCTTCCTTATCTGGTCGCTTCTTCCAATCTTCAAGATAGTTAGCAAACTTGGCATCCATCAACCCCTCATTATTCACCACACCAGTTGGTGTTGTAACAGGAGCCGCCTCTTTAGATTCAGGAGAAGCCTCCTTCTGTGCTGGCTGCTGTACCTGCATATTATCACCAAGAAGCATATTGGCTATCATGCCACCCACCTTCTGCTCCTTGCCGATATTACCTGCATCCACCTTCGGCATCATGCCGAGTGCTTGCGAAATCAAGCTATGATTTTTTAACTCACCTCGCTTCACCTCTTGCGGATATTGAGACTGTTCTTTCTCTTTAGAAGGTGAAGGTTTCTTTCCAACCTCGTTGATAGGGGTAGCGTTTCCACTGGTATCATACCACATATAGCCCTGCTTACGATACTCGCCCACATCCTCAATAGGAACATCTACCTTCTGCTTCTTATCGTCAAACATGGTGATATAACCACCTTCGAAGTCCTTAGCGAAGTTGTCCATGCCTCTCTGCTGAACAACCTCATCAGGGATGTCATACTCATTGTTATCCTTATCCCATACATGATAAGTCAACTTAGATTTGTTGTCTTTGTCTGCCATATACTATGTTATTTTCTTATATACTTTGAATAATCTACCTTTGTGTTAGAAGTTCTCTTGGCTGGTTTCCCACCATAAGGGCGAACGGTTCGCTTCTTGCCTTCCTTAGCCATTTTAGCCCTAGCGTAAGCGGATGCCTGCTGGCGATTCTTTTCATTCGCCCAAGTGCCACCTCTGCCATCATTACCACCGATAGCCATACCATTGTGTGTAGCCCATTCATTCACATGTTTCTTGAAAACAGGGTCGTTCACATACCTGGTGTTGAAATCATCAGCCTCCTTCTGGTTGGCATTTCTCTGATTCTGTCCCTCTGTTTGCGAATTGATATGCCTAACTTGCGCTCCCTTAACGTTAACGCTGGCATTATGATCAGCAGCTCCGGCATTGGCATTATTAGTTTGAGCATCAAGTAATTTTCCCTTCTTGCCTCTCAAAGCATCCTCTGTCTCCTTCTTTGAAATATTCAAGTCTGCACCCGTAGAATGCTGTCTTGCTGATTGAGTCACTTCATTAACCTTTACAGGAGTGAGGGCATCCGTCTGATTCTTCTGTGAACCACGATAAGCAGCCAGTGCCTCATTTGCCTTTGCAGCAGCCTCTGCCTGCATCTGTGCCTGTTTGTCTTGACGGTCCTTATAGATATTCACCATCATCTGGTTATATCCCTTGGCTCTTAAAGCATCTGTAGCCTCTCTTATCTTGCGTTGGCGATCAGTAAGTTCTTGTGCTGATTCAATCTTCTGCGATGGAGCACCTTGAATTGTACCAAAGAAGTTACCCAAGTGCATAAAAAGATTTCCCCATTGTTCCCATTTGGCTTGATTCTCTGCCTTCTTTTGCAAAGCTGCATTTGCAGCCACAGTTTTATCGGCATCACCAAGTGAAGAAAGCCAAGGCATGAAGGCAGACCAGTTTCCATCACCATTCTTCTGGTAATCCCTCATAATGTCATAAGGCTTCATCTGCTGCAAGATAGGATTCTGTTCTATCTCGGCATAAGGTCTGCTCCAGTCTATCTTGATACCCTGGTTAGGCTTCACCTTGGTAACTTCCTCGGTTGGCTGTTCTGCAAAAGATTCATGGACACCATTCCCGGTAATACCAGTAGTATCTATGGCTGTACCCTTTCCCGGTTCGGTATCAGTTGTCTGAACTGGTACTGCAACCTCCGGCTTCACCGCATTATCATCAGGGAAATCAGTAACAATAGTAACGGCAGTTGCCGGACGTTTAGGAGTTAAATCATCCAATGTAAATCCCATAATCACCTCCTTCCTTAAAATGGCAATTTACTTGCTGCGCCAGCCAAGCCACCAGCAGCATCCGTAATACCCTGTGCTGTAGAAAGAGCTTTCTCCTTCTTGGCTGTGGCGATGTAGTTAGTCATCTGGTCTATCTGCGAATCAGCAGTATTCCACACATTTTCTTTGGTCTGAGCACCTTGCACGGCAGCCTCTTGCACCATCTTACCAACCTGCTCCTGGGCAGCCTGTTTACTGAGCGCAACCGCTTCATCAGAACCGCCACTAACAATATTGGTGTTCTTTGCGGTTGCTGTAGCATTATCCAATACCTTCTGGGCATTGGTCACGGCTACCTGATTTTCAGCAGATTGAGTAGGGTCCTGATAATACAAGTTATCACGATGATCCTTCACCTGTTGCATACGGTCTTGAAACATTTTGATATACTCATTATATCCCTTGTTTCTTGCTTTAGCTGCTAGAGCACCACCTGCAGCAGAGGTCAGTCCACCAGCAATACTTCCAATTAATCCCATAAAATTCGAATTTTAATGTTTAAACTGTTCAAAAGTAATGCGTTTTTCTTACCTATCTGTGATAAGTTCCGCAACTTGAACACCAAGTTTCGTATTTTCTTCCTATATTTGCACCCGAAAACTATCAGTAAACATTAAAAATCAATAGAATATGGCAGTAAAACAAGACAATAGTAATGAGCCGAAGCCAAAGAGGAAGAAGACTGGCGGACGTAAGGCTGGCACACCTAATAAGATTACCAAAAGTGTGCGTGAAAGCCTACGTGATGCCCTTACTGGCTACATCAATGGTATCAATGAGAAGAACTATTCACTTTTCACAGATCTCATGCAGATTGACGAGCCTGCCGGACGACTGGCGATGGTGGCAAAGTTTCTACCATACGTGGCTCCTAAACTCCAGTCTGTATCGTTCAATAATGATGAATCCAGAAACTTATCTGTGGAGGAATCTTTCATGCAGTTGGAAGAGAAATTTGAAAAACAAGAAACCACTATCAACATCAAAAATCTCAAAATTGTTAATAATGGCTAATTATAAAAAATGGGTAGCCCTCTCTAAATTTTCTTCAACTTTAGAGAAGACTACCCTTGACTTGGTTATCGAGCAAAAACACTCTATTTTAACTTATATTGGGTCGATTTTAATCTGTATTAACACAAAAATAGCTATTTTATGTCCCTGACTCGTTCAAAGTACTTCGTCTGGTCCTTGGTGATATTCTTCACCTTAATCTGTATCGTGCAGTTCTTAGGCACAGTATCATTGATATTATCCATCAGTTGCTGGATAATGTCATCCGTATTCCGGTAGCCCTGGCCATCCACATGAGCCACAACCTCACCCATAAAGTAAGCATCAGCAGACAACTCAAAGTTTTCCTCTACCTTATCGAATACAGGCAGATGATGTTCCTCCAGGCGTTTGCTCTTGTCGTTAGTGAAAAACACCTTCTCCACTACCTTCTCATTTAATTCCCATGCTCTAGAGAAATCAGGTTTCACATAGCCCATTGTCACCTTGTGGGTACTGATGTGATTCAAGGCAAAGCCAATTTCCTCGTAACTTGCTCCTAAGTCATTTTGTGCGATAGTAGCCCAAGTATGTCGAAATGTATAAGGAGTATAGTAATGTCCCTTTTCAAAGCCCAACAGCTCTTTGCAGATTTTCTTTAAATAGGAAGAGAGAAATGTATCTAATGACTTTTCCCCCATCTTGGAATGAAAAGAAAAAAGATATTCATCATTTGGGTTACTAGATAAATATTTTTCGATAGTTGGAAAAAGTATATCAGGAACCTTCATTTCTATATAGGCATTATCTTCTCTCCTACCTCTGGTTTTCTTGCGCTCATAATGAAGGATTCCATCAAAGTAGTCCTTCTTTTTCATATTATATAGGTCGGCAACATTTATTCCAGCTAAACACAACACCATCTTACAAATATCCATAACTCTTTGATACGATTTCTTTTCAGAGACTATAGAAAAGAACTTTCGACATTCTTCCATGGTTATAGCCTTCTTCTTTGCCTTATCTACCCTTGGTATCTTAATCTTCACCCAAGGATTATTTTTTATTCTTATGATGTCATTGTCGTAGTCATTATATTTTTTTACTCCCTCGTTGAACAATCGCTTGATATACGTAGGGTAGGTAAACTTAATTGCTTTCTTCGCTGATAAGGATTTTATCCAATTTTCAATGAATGATGTAGTTAGTTGGTTAAACATAATCTTAGTGCTACCAGCATAGGTTTCCAAATTGTTCAATGCTTGCCCGTAGGTTAATACAGAATGATATTCCAATATATCATAAAGTGTATCTATATATTCT